GAGCGCGACCAACTCCGCATCCTCTACAACACCGCCCGCGACGGGATGCGAGAGGTAGGCGAACTATTGGAGACGTGCCGCATCGAGTTGGCGGAGTCCCGCGCGGAGGTGGAGCGGTTGCAGGGAGAAAGCGAAGTGTGGCGGGATGGGCTAAAGCTGTCTGGCGAGATATTCGACCGGGTTACCGCCGAACGTGAAGCCGCGACCACCCGCGCCACAACCGCCGAGGCACAACTCGCCCACTGGAAAAAGCAGCACGACATCGAGCTCCTGACGGCCGACGGTCTGGCCGATACCGCTGCCGGGCTGCGGCGGGCGCTGGAGGAGATCCAGGAGGGATTGCACGCTCACTGCAATGAACACGATGAGGAGTGCTGCCGCATCTGCCTAGGCGAAGAGATCACCGCCGCCCTCGCCGCCAGCTCCGACGAACACGCGCGGCGGATTAAGGCGGAGGGGTTGCGGGAGGTTGCAAGGGCTGCTTCGGTTGCGCCAGGAGCAAAGCATTGGGAGTGGGACGGTCTTTACAACTTCATCATCAGTGAAGCCGACCGCCTAGAGAAAGAGGCCACCGATGGACGCTAACGAAGCCATCGGCATCCTGCGCGGGGACGTGTCGCCATCGTCGGTGCTGCACCGTGGGATCGCGGATCGCATGGGCGCGGACGCGCTGGAGGCGTGGGAGTGGGTGGGCCAGGAGGAGCATAACGTGCTGTGTAATATCAAACGCAAGCGGTGGGAGGTTGATAGCGGAGTGCGGATCATCGGCCACGGCCCCACCCCGCTCGCCGCCGTTCTGGACGCGATGGATAAGGAGGGGAAGGGATGAATCCGATTGAACTGAAAGACCTGAAGACATCGGCGGAAGCTGGCCTACTAGGCCGCATCGCCGCCCTCGAAGCCGAACTGGAGGCCAAGCACCAGCAGTACACGGGCGCGGTGATCCAGTTGGAGGAGGCGCGGACCCACGGCGAACAGTACCGAAAAAACTGGCTGGCGTTACAAGCGGCCACGGGCGAAGACTGCCAACTGCACGCGCTAGACGTGATCCGTGAGGCGCGCAAAGATGGGGAGCGGCTGAGCTGGATGGTTGATGTATCAAACTCAGGCATGGGATGGATAGAGGACGCGGTGTGGGATAGCGCACCTGACATTGAAGGGTGCCATGACGTGCAAGTCCTAATTCGCGCCGCCATCGACGCCGCCCGAGGCACGAAATGAACGCCGCCCGGCTGGAGGAGATTGCGCGCATCGCGGAGGCGATCACCACGGACGGGTATGATCCGAGTCTCAACGCCGACATCCGCGACCTCGCCCGGTGCGCGCGGGGGTGGGCGAAGGTGGATGCACGCTGTTGTAGCTTAGGCCCACTATTGATTAAATCGGCTTGGCAGCACGTCGATCATGATGGGCGAGTTAGGTATGGCTGCACCGCACTGGAAGCCGTCGAAGCGGCGGAGGTGGGGAAGTGACGAAAGCCGAGAGACGAGACGCGTACATGGCAGCGCAGAAGGCCATCACGGCGCTAATGGTTGACGCAAACACGGCAGGATCGAAGAAGTGGACTGAAGAGGCACGCGAGGCGATCTGCTGCGCGTTTGGCTACGAGATTTGCGCTGGGAATGTCGAGTTCCAGGAGGTGAAGCCGTGACCCACCGAATCCGAATGGCGAGAAAGCGCCTGATGGTGGCGCGGGAGCGGTTTAATGCTGCACGCGCGTCCCATCATGCGAACTGGGATAACGAGCGATGGAGTATTGCTTGGGAGAGAACAGTGCGGCAAGCGAAAGCCCTCCGCGCCATCGAGCGAAGAAAGGAAAAAACCGCATGAAACACGAATTGAAAACGCTGCCAATCTACTGGGATATGGTGAACAGCGGCGCAAAGACGTTCGAGGTCCGCAAGAACGACCGCGATTTCAAAGTAGGCGACATCCTGCACTTGTACCGCTCGGTAGATGCAGACTTCTATGGCGCGGAGTTTATGGAGATTGCCGTGACCTACGTCCTCCACGGGGGCCAGTTTGGCATCGAGCCTGGGTATGTGGTGATGGGGCTGGGGGGAGGTATGAAGACCCTGAAGCTCACCAGCGCCGAATCGCGCGCCTACGCCGCAGGGGAGCGGTGCTTCTGGCGGGCATTAAAGCACACGACCGAGCATCGTGGGCCATACAATCCGGCCTACGTCGAGTGCCATAAGAATGACCCCGGCTGGGCTAAAATATGCCCCTACGGCACCCCCGGCGACCGCATCCGGCTATCCGCGCCGAACCCTCCATTCCTCGACACGATCACGCAGCCAGTAATCACGCGCGTCACCGTCACCGAGCGCGACGGCAAGTGGGGCTGGCTTGTGGAGGTGGGGGCGTGAGCGACTGGATCAAACAACTCGACGCCATCGTAAAGGACAATGGGCTTCGATTCACCTTCTCCATCAACTGTCATTCCGGTATCGCGTCCCTCATTGACAAGGATCACAAGTGCGGCTGCAAGCGGTGCCTAACGGAGCGAGGAGTGCCATGGACCGAGGCGACGGAAGCGCAGGCGGCTGAGGACAGCAAGGCGGCGCAGGTGAAGATGCGGGAGTGGGCGAGGAGCATGTATAAACCATGACCCGCTCCACCACCTGCCGCTTATGAGGTACCTTCGATGGCACCCCGGTACCCCATGCCCGAAGTGCCACAAGCCAGTAATGACCGAGCGCGACAAGTTCCAAAACGGCCACAACACTTGTCGCCGCTGCGGGAATCTCGACCAGTCGCGGCGTCGGCAAGCAAGAAGACAGCCGCGCACCCAACGCGAGAAGCCAGTGAAAGAAAAGCCAGTAGCCGAGGAGAAGCCAGTCATGATCTGCACGAAATGCAAAGAGAATCCGCAGAAGCCCAACAGCCGCAAAGGTCTGTGTGATCCCTGCACCGTCGAGGACACGCTGGCGAAAGCACGGCTACGAGCTGCCGAGCAGCATCGCCGCCGCATGGCTGGCGCTGTGGTTGTTCTGTGCGCCTGTGGATGTGGTGAGAAGTGCCGCCCGAAAGCCACCTACGCGACCAAGCAACACCGTGAGACGCACGAGCGCGAGACGCGGGAAAAGCACCGCCAGCCGCGTGCCACGGTCAAGCCTCCCGACGACTACAAGCTGAAGCACATGACCAAAGCGGAGAAAAAGACGGTCGAGGTGCTGCCGGTACTCGACACCGAAGCCGAGAAGGCGCGCGTGGCCGAGTTGCTGGAGCGGGCTCGGGCGAACCGGGTCACGCTGACGTTCAGCCGGTTCGAGGGTGATCGGGATTGTTTGATGGAGGGACGGTAGCTATGTACTTCGGATCAGGTCGATGGTACGAGTCGTTTATCTGGATGGGGAATCTTGCCATCGTTGGATTGGTGGCGATACTGCTATGGATCGTTGTCGGTATCGGCTGGCTCGGCTACTGGATTTGGAACCATGTGAGGTTTGTATGAGCGAGATATCTAAAAGCCAACCAATCACAGACGCCGCTCTGGCTGAACTGGACATCGATTATGTATCCATCAAGAACGTCAAGTTTGGCGGTATCGGCGGGAAAATAGTTGACTCCTACCCAGCCCTTCGCGAGCGGCTGCGGATGGCTGAAGCCGAGAAGGAAGGCGATAGATGATTGAATGGATGATCTACCGACGCGGTCTTTGGCGCATCTACTGGGGAGTGTGCCCTGTGTGCAACTCTGACGCTCCCGCACTGGACACATGCAAGTTCTGCGGAGGATTCCGTGGGTGGCGCGACAAGACAGCGCGGCGAGAATTGCGGTGGCAGTGGGTTAAGGAATGTGGGCGCGACTGGATGTGCTACTAAACCACCGGCACCAACTGCTGATCGCCAGACGCCAGCACCACGTCACCGCTAGACAGGTACTCCAGCCGCATCAGCGCCGTCGATCCCTGCCGCGTGTCCAACCCGGTCACAGTGCAGGTATCGGCGGAGCAGGTGTTGGTGGCCGTCGCGCCGGATGGCTGGGTGATTGTTACGCGAACCTTCGTGGCCGTGGGCACCGACGAGAGCTTCACACCAACCGTGATCGAGGTAGTCGTCTCCGGCGTAACCCCGCCCACCCGGTCAGCGAGATACGACTGACTGCCAGGAGCCCCGCCGACGAAGGCGTATTCCTTCGACAGATACGTGGCCGCAAGGTACGAAGGCGGGCTTCCACCGCTCACCACGTCCGCATAGTGCCCAACCACGCCGTCATTGCCGGGGCCGTCGAGCCCGAGGTTCTGAGCAAACAGGGTGTCGCCGAGCGTTAAATAATAGCCGGTTTCGTACTGATCGTAGGCGTAGGCCCAGCCGAATGCCCAATGGATGCCGTTGTTCAAAGTCCGCGCCGCTGACATGTTGGACGGATCAGTGCCATACGAAACGTGACAAGCGGAGGGAGGAGTAGTGCCCGCCCCGGCGTACTTCAGGATTCGCAGACCGCCTTCCGTTGACCCCGCGTAGGTCGTCGCCAGCTTCATATCCGTCTCGGACGCGCACGAGTCCACCGTGTAGCCGCGCCGGAAGCCGCTGCTGTCCTGAATGGCGATAGTGTCCGTGCCGTTGCAGGCGTACTGGCTTTGGAATGCCGTCGCGCTGCCGGTGACTGAGGCGCTGCCGTTCGTCGCTGTGACCGTGCCCGAGCGCTCTGCCGAGTAGTCGGGGCAGAAGGTGAAATGCTTGTCCTCGTAGAACCCGCCGTCGTTGGACAGGTCGATGCCTTCCGCGATGATGTAGTCCACGTAGGCTTTGAGCGAAGCCAGCGCCGTGGGTGAGCCGTTAAGGCGCAGAGCCTGCATGAGCGGGAATCCCTGCCAAGGGAAGTTGCCCGAGCCATAGTAATTTTGGTTTGCACCGAGAGAGAACTTCCATCCCCCGTAATTGGTCTGGTTGGCAATGAAGTAGTCCCGCGCGCTATCGGCGTTTTCCTGCCACGTCGCCCGCGTCGGCCCGTCCGGGTTGAGGATCGCGGCAAGTTGGGTGAAGAGGAACACGTACCCCTGCTCGCGGATCTCCGCAATGTCTGAATCTGGCTGGTAGGGGTAGTAGTTGAACAGGAGGTTCGTGTACGGGACGCTGACGCAATTCATCAACTGCGTCCAAATTTCCGGTCGCCCATCGTTCGCCCGAAGCATCAAGCCCATCACGCCCATCACGCGCGGCGGCAGTTGCCACGTCCCCTGCCCATACTCCCACGCGCGGCATCCATCGATAGGGTACTGCCACCAAGCATCGGCCAGAGAGCGGGCCTGCGTCCGGTAGGTAGTGTCGCCCGTCCGGTAATACAGGCGGTAGAGCGCCGTCACCGCGTCATAGTAGTTCCAGTTATTCGACCCGTTCACCCACCCCGCATTCTCCGCGTTCGTGATGCGCCCGAAGGCCACGCCGGAAGCGTTACTGCTGGCGTCGTAGGCGGGGTAGACCCCCATGCTGGTCCCAGCGCAGGACGTGACCACGTAGGTGCGCCGTCCTGTGGTTCCTCCGCCCCCGTCGATGGGGTAGTGCAGCACGATGTTATCGCTGCCGTCGCAGGCGAACTCGCCCGCGAAGTCGGTGCCGGTGCCAGTCAACGTGCTGGAGCCGTTCGTGACCGCCACGGTGCCAGTGAGGGTTACGTTCCCCTCAAAGGCTGGCCGCGTGGCAATGATGGCATTGGCGACGGCCTGCTCCTTCTGGTCGAACCACGTCCACGGCGCGGCCCCGGAGCGGAGGTTCTGTCCAAGTACCTGGGTGATGGTGGCGTCGGACTGGATGACGACCGAATTGGCATCGGTGGCGACAGACCCCACGGTGTAATCTTCCACGCCGGTCTGCCCGATGCCATCTGTCACGCGGAGGCGCACTGTGATCGTTTGGGCGGTTGGGATGGTGACTGAGGTGGTGGACGCCGTGCGAGTGCTAAAGGTAGGCGCAGAGACTGTCCAAACGGGAGACTGCCAAAAATACGTCAGTGGCGTATCCGTGGTGAGATTGGACGACGAAGCCCCGGACAGAGAGTAGGTCGCCCCTGCCCTAGCCGCTCCGCTGGAGGTGATGATTGCGCTGGGGGCGTAGAGGACAGTGGTGGAGTAGGAGAGTGCCCCGCCCGTCGTGGTGACACTGACGGCGTTCGGGGAGGAGTCGGTCGTGTTTCCCTCTAGTTCGATGTCCACCAGATCCGCGTACCCCAACAGGAGCGCATCCGGCGGGGCGGATGAGCCCTCTGCCACGGTTGTGGACCACCAGCGTGCAAACCCGATCACGCAAGTACATTCGCTGCCGGCACCGTAGTAGGCACCGACGTACTGGGTAGAACCAAACGGCAGGGTGGATACGGCGTTCGTGATGGACGCGCTGGTGTAATCACTCCCATCAGCGTCCCATACCTCCAGCAGACGCACGCCCGTGGAGTAGAATCGCTGGAATCGCACGCGAACGTCGGTCCTGCCAGACAAACTGATATTGACTGTGTCCCCTGCCCCGCTGAAGTCACGGCACCGCAGCGTGACTGATCCGGTAACGAGGTAGCAATGCGGCCCCCCGCTTCCGTTGTTCCCCATCACTCCCTGCACTCCTCCAGCAGAGAATCCGTCCATCCGAAACTCCATCCGGTAGTCCGTCAGACTAACGGTCGGCCCGGTAAGAGACAGGAAATTACCTCCACTGAAGTCTCCGTTCTGCAGTGCAAGCAACGGGATGGACCATAGGGCAAAAATCAGTTTTCGCATAAGCACCTACTGGAGAATGAAGGCGGTTCCGTTGTAGCAGGCAAAGCGTGGTGAGTCCGCTGGAATGTCGCCATTGGATAGAGCCGCGGACGCCTGGTTCAAGATCGACTTCGCCCCTAGAGCATCGACATTGACCGTTGCGGCGCCGGTGTTCACTGTGTCCACATCGAGCAGGACGCAGCCGCCGCGCGTGTAGACGGTAAGATAAGGGGTCAAGCCGCAGGTATAGGTGTCATTTCCGGTCGTGCTTCGGCAGTACGTTGTAGTGCCAGCCTGAGCGATCTGACGAGACATCGTGATGGCGGTATCGATACTCACCTCAGATCCGACAACCGATATCCCCGTGCCAGCCGTGGGATTACTCCCGCTACCGCCATCCCCCTGAACAATGAAGCTCAACCCGTCATAGCACATAGTGATGGGTTTATCCGCCGTGATGTCACCATCCGCGAGCGACCCGCCGGCGCGATTGAGGATTAATTTTGTCCCAAGAGAGTTGACGTTTATCGTTGCGCTTCCGGTGTTTGCCGTGTCAGCGTTCAGCACCAAGCACATGCCTGTCGTGTAGACCGTCAGCGCCGGGGTGACAGACCCGGTGTAAGCGTCGTTGCCTGTAGTCGATCGCACATACAGGAGTGTCCCAGCTTGGACCGTGCTAGCGGCCACCCCGCTCCCACCTCCGCCAATCACCTCCGCCACATAGTCGGTGCCATTGGAGTACACTCGCCAACCTGTTGGCGCCGTTGCTGACCCGGCCGTACCAGTGAGGTTCGCCGCGGCGCCGTTGATATTCTGCCCAGACCTGGCCAGCGTCACAACCCCTGTACCGTAGTTCAAGACCGTGATGCACGCCCCGCTCGCCGGCTGTGACCCGCTCGCCACAAGCGTGATGGTAAACGTTCCGCTCGCCACGATGATCGTCTTGCAGGCCGTGAAGTCGGCCGCCAGCACCTGATAGGTCGACGTCTGCGCGTTGGTTGCAAACTGTCCGACGATCGACGCCGCCGGCAGTCCAGTTGCGTTCGTCAGCACAATGGCCGATGGAGTCCCCAGCGCCGGCGTGACGAGCGTGGGCGACGTGTTGAATACTGCAGAACCAGTACCAGTCTCATCCGTCAGCGCCGTCCGCAGCAACGCCGACGAAGGTGTCGTCAGCCAATCCAGTATTCCGGCCGCCGTCGACAGCGCGCTGATGGCCGTCCCCGTTGAGAGGTAGTACCCCAGACTCCCGGCGCTACCGCTGTTGACCGACCCAGCCGCGTCGTTCAGCCCGTACAACTCCCACCCATACGTCGTCGCCGCGAGGTTTCCGCACACGTAGAAAGTCCGGTACGCCGCGCCACCGTTGGTGCGAGCGTAGACGTTACCAACTTCGTTCGCAGCATCGCAATCCGAGGTCGGCGGCTCGCCGGAGCCGGTGACCACTTTGCGGGCGATGCCGTACTGGGCCATCAGCGGCAACGCGGCGAGGAGGAGGATGATTAGTCGCATAATATTTTACTGGTTGTACAAGTTGCCGGTGGTCGCCCCGGAGATACTAGTGAAGGTCACGTTGCCGGACCCAATCGGGTCGATGAAGATGTTGTTCGTCACGGAGTTCATTCGAGCGAACACGACCGAGCCAGACGACGACACGGACGACACCGTGTTCGCGGTGAACGCAACAGGCGAGGTGCGCTCGGGCGGGTATATGCCAGTCCGCGCACTAAGAGCGAAGGTGTTTCCGCTGAAAGTAATTGAGGTGATGAACGATTCCATGACCATGATAGTGCTCAGTGAGACAGCGTTGCCGGATCGAACGGTAAACAGCGTTCCGGTCGTCGTCGCATTTTTTGATGCGTTGATAAATAGGGCGGCTTCGTTGTCGCTTCTGTCCGGTGCCGATATGGACCCGTTCTGGAAGACTACCGTGTCCTGGAACTCTGGCCATGAGTTGATGAACTGCTGGCCCCGGTTGTTCCTGCACGTCACGCCATCGAACACCAGCCCGGTTGAAAGAGCGTTCTCCTCTGGTGGCTTGCGGAACGGCTCCACGTCGACGCCTGCGCCTGGGGGAGAGTAACCATAGGAGCCCGACGAATAGCCGGTATCCTCGAACCTTGAATCGGACACGAGGCCGGTTACAAGGTGGATCACCGAAAGCCCTTGGCGAGAGTTGTGGTGAGCGTACACCCGCGTCATCGTCATATTCGTGTCGACGACAAGGCTATTTCCGCCGATGGTGAAGCCGTCCGTTTCGTTATGGTGGCTCTCAACGTCGACAATGTAGTAGTCGTGGCAGTCTTGCGTCATGACTCCAGCCGTGTTGCCTTCTGTCACCGTGGCCGAGCGGGTCATGTCCTGCACATTGCCGTTGAGGGTGAACCCTTCCAGCCGGAATCCGGTGGAGTAGCGAAACTCGAAGGGAGCGACGGCGTTGGTGTACGAAAGAGAGTTGACCCCATCGGTTTCATCCACCGGGCGGTTGAACGCTCCGAGCACGCTGACCGTAGCCCCATAGCCGCTGATAGTCACGTTGTCGCAGTTGTCGTAACGGATGTTGGTGATGCCATTTGCTGGCCCGCTGCCAGGGCCTGTCGCGTCGATACGCTTGCGGTTGATGAAGTAGTCTCCGGGAGGGAAGAGTAATCTATACCCAGGCAAAGCGCAGATCGCCGCCGCTGCTGCTTGAAGCGCCACATAGTTGTCCGTCGTGCCGTCGCCCACCGCGCCATACGACAACACGGAGATGGTCGGAATGGCGGCTGCATCTTTGGACACTTTTATCGTTCCGGACAGCTTGAGGTTCCCAGATACCTGAGCGTCAATCGAAACGACAAGTAGGGCCAGGATGAAATGTTTCATAGGAGCGCCACGACGATGAAGTGGGAGACGTACTGGTCTGTGGTAGCCACGGTGCCGAAGTTTCCAGCAGGGTACGACCCAGTGACTGAAACAGATTTGTCGTTGAGGAATAGGTAGTCAGCCGTCAGTCGGGGCGTGAACGAGTTCGCACCTGTCACGGTTTGATTTATGGCTACGTTTAGTCCCACGCCGATCATGAGCGTCCGCGCCGTGGTGGTCGTGACATTCTGCGCTGTTCTGCTTGTAGATGTTGCTGCAATCGCCGAGCAGCTAGCGTCATTACAGGACGTGTTAAGCGCGCCTCCGCTTGTTGCCACACCACTGTAATTCGCAGCGACAATAAAGCGATTAGTGGCTGATCCACCAAAGGTTGCGGTACAGGTGGCGGAGGCGTTGGCGGAGGCATTCTGCTTGATGAAAGTTTTCATCCCAAGGCCAACACCTGAATCAGTTGTACTTTTTACCTCCGTGAGCGTGTCAGCCCCGCATACGATCCCAGAGACTGCAAAGCTGAGGCCAAGGGCCATCACCACGATAAAGTCGCCCGCCGCCACGTTCATTGTTGCTGAGGTGGCAATCGTAGTTCCGCCGCCTGCCCCTGAGTTCGTCCTGATCGACTTAAATGTGGCTGGAGCCGAGGACCGCCGCGACACCCGCAGGATGTCTTGGCCGTAAAGTTGCGACAGAGCGAGGAGGGCGACGGCGAAGCGCATTACTGACACCTCACGTCGACGGTGATGTACTTCGGACCACTGGTTGCGTCTAAGTTAAATCCGAAAATATCCCCCGCCGCCACGCTTGTCGTCCACCCCGTTAACGTAGTTGACGCAATCGCGGTGCCAGTGGAGATGGCAGGTTTGGCGCTCGCAGTGATCGTATTCGCCACCGTGGGCTTCGCGGTGCCGGTCGAGACCTTCCACACGTCTACGGTTGCGGTGCCGCTATCGACCACGACATCCCAGCCACTGATCGTGCAGGCGGCAGGGGCGACGACATAGCCAAGGACTCCAGTAGCCAGCGCTGAGCCAGCCGGATCGCCGACCGCCACGCCATAAGAACGAGTAGGGACAGCCGCAGCAGGGAGCCGATCGACGAAGGACTGCACGACATCGCCAGCGGTGTTGGTGCCATACAGAACGCCCGTGGCAGCGGCGGACGGGAATCGCATTTTATAGGCGGTGACTGAGGTGCCTGCGTACATCTTGATCGAGTTAGTGCCAACGGACGGGGCGGTGCCCTGGCCGTATTCGACGTTACCTGCAACGCTGCCAGTCAAGTTTAAGCCTCCACCACTCGTGATTGCGGCCATCGTCGCGCCGGAAGCGTCCTGCCACTCGTGCAGGTTGGTGGTGCTCTGGCCTGCGCCTGCGCGGACAACGGATTTCGAGACGCCGGTCACGGCCGTTTCGTTGTATAGCGTCATCGTCCCGTCATCTTTAACAGAGAATATCGGCGTGAAATCAAAGCCACCGTATCTAAAGCCAGATCCATAGATCGAGAAAAACTTGCCGACCGCCTCCGCTGTGTCGGATGCAATAAAGCCGGATTCCAGCACGCCACCTCCTGAATCGTAGCTGTACAGTAGTGACTGCGAGTCGCCCGTAACGAGCTTGATCGCGTTCCCGCCTGATATATTTGACGTGCTGTAAGACGCCCCACTAGGGCCAATAGTTCCAAGTGCCGTGACGAACGGTATAGGGCCAGCCGAAGTCAGCGTGGAACCTCCCGACACATCTCCCCCTCCGCCCCCAGACCCAAGCAACTCCCACGCATACGTCGAAACGGCAGTATTCGAGCAGACGTAAAACGTCGTATTCGCCCCAGCGCCATCCTTCCGCGCGTACACCATGCCGACATTGTTGGCGCTGGTACAGTACGCGACGTTCGGCGCCCCATTCCCATTCACCACCTGCGTGGCTGCGCCGAATTGCCCCCACGCCGGGATTGCCAAAAGCAATAGAAACAGTATTCTCATAGTCCCGCCTGCTGTACGATCGCCGCCACGGACCCGGCGCCAGATGCCTGGTTCAAGCGCACCGCGGTGACTGGCGACTCGATCACCACCATATTGCTGGTCGTCGCACCGGTCATCATAGGATGGTCCTTCCAGTTCCCGCCGGCCGGGGTGTACGCAGCCGCCTGGACATTGTCGTTCGTGTACTGCAGGGTATACACCACCGTCCCCGTGACGACCGTATTGATCGTCACGGAGAACGGGCTGACATAACCGCACAAGACAGCGAGCCCAGACACGGACGCACCGCTTGTATTCAGCGTCATTGGTCTTGCCATGGTGGCTCCTATTTCTGAACGTAGTTGATCGTGACCCGGCCGTTCCCAGCCGTCGTAGCGCCAGACACCGTGATCGTCACAACCACCGTCGTGTTCGTTGTGATGTTCGCCATCGCCGTCAACTGCGCCGCCGTATACGTCGGTGCCAGCCGCCCAGCCGAGGCCTTCATGTCCACCCCGCTCACGTACGTCGTGCCGGCCGCAGCCGTACCTGCCGTCAACGTCGCGCTCACCGCCGAGTTGTACGCCACCAGGCTGTCGATCAGAAAAGTGAGAATCTGCGAGTTCGGCGGCAGGTAGAACGTCACATTTACCGCGGTCGTCGAGTTCTGGGTATACGTCCCGGTCTGCGATAGGACGACGTTGCCGAGATTGGCGCCGGCGTTTTCTTTAATGGTGCCCGCCCGTAGCGGCCCCGACCAAGTGGATTGTCCCATGATATTTTCCTTCCGGGGGAATGCCTCGTCCCGTCTCCCGGAACGTCTGCTTCGCAGTCTGAACGAGGGCTAGAGTTGGTTGAAACAAAGGGGCGGTTGCCCGCCCCTTATGACTTCAGGCTGTCTGTTTCTACGAACTGCCGGGGCTGCCCCACATCCCAAGCGGGTTTGACCACCCGAACGAATAGCGCTCGCGGCCTTTGAACTTCATGTTGCCCGTGTCGAAGTCGCCGTCCTTGTCGAACGACAGCGAGACGCGGTTGAAATGCTTCAGGCCGTTGGGCGCGTTGGTCTTGACGTACCAGGCGTTGGTGTCGAGCAGGAAGGGATTCATGGTGAAGCCCTTCGAGAAGATGCCCATTTCCTTCAACGCATTGATGTCGTTGTCGGAGGTCCCAACACGGAGTACGGTGCTCATCAGCCGGGTGGCCGTGAACATGTAGTCCGGAGGAATGACCAATTTCTCGGGCTGGTAGTTGACCAGCATGCCGCGGGAATCGGTCCAGCGAGCCATCTGGATGCGCATGGCTTCGATGGCCGTCTCGTTGAGGTCGACGCCGGTGGTGGGCCGGTTGGAGATCGTCGAGCCGTTGACGAGGGGGTGGCTGGTGGAGAACAGCGGAACGCCGTCACCGCCGTTGTAGCCGGACGTGAAGCCGTTGTTGAGGATGGCGGCTCCGGTGACTTCCTTGGTGTACTTGAAGCTGTAGGCGAGGGACTTGGTGTTCTGCTTCGCCGTCTTCATGTACAGGTTGTCTTCCATCGCCTCTTCGGTGATGGAGAACGCCAGGGCCACGGTCTGGTGGACGTAGCGCGAGATGTAGAACTCGCTCGACGTGTCGTAGGTGACGGCCGAACCTTCGGTCTTGACGTTGGCCGGCCCGAGGCCGACGACGTTCAAGTCCTCTTCGAAGGACCGATCGGAGGATTCGGTTTCGAAAATCTCCGGCCACATGTCAGGGTAACGCTTGAGTTCCTGGCCCCAGACGACTTTCAGCCCTGGTACCAGTTCGCGTTGAATTTGTGCGCGTGTAATGACTGCCATGGTGTCTCCTTATACCCCCAGGATGTTGGTCAGCGCGTGGACGTTCTGGTTCCACACGACGATCAAATCCACGTAAGTCGCGGCCGGCGTCCCGGTGCCGCTGACCGAATCCGGCGAGAAGCGCTTGATCGTGACAGCCAGCGTGTTGGTGGTGTTGATGGTGGAGGCGTCGAGGTAGACGGTGCTCTTGCCGGTCGTGGTGCTGCCGCCGAAGTTGCCGAGGGCGGCTTTCTTGCCGAGCGCGGTGGCGGCCACGGTCGCCGAGGACTGCACCTTCATCTCCATGTACGGGTCATCGTAGATGTAGAGCGTGATGGGTCCATAGGACGAGTACGCGGTGTAGCCGGCGGCCGGGAATGTGTTGCTGTTGACGAAACCCTGACCGCTGGGGCCAGTGTAATAGGAGCAACCGGCGAAGATACCCCAAGGGGTGTTGCCGTTGCGAGTCGTGGTCGGGGTCGCGGCCACCGGAGTCAGGACGCCGGCGCCCATGTTAACGACGTCACCCTCGAAAAACGCAGTGGCGGTGTTGGTCGTCAGAATGTAGCCGTTGGCCACACCCTTTGGCGTACCACCGGCCATGTCCATCGGGATGAGCCCGTACGGAGCTGCTGTGCTTGGCATAGTAGATTCCTCTTTTTGTTAGCCCTGTGGGCAGCGATTTCAGCCGAACTGGGTAGGACGCGCGTGACTCGTGGTGGTGCGAATGTCCTGATCCAGCTTGGTCGACTCGTTGTCGAACTGGGCGCTGTTTTTTTCTTTTACCCCAGTCACCTGATTCTTCACCTGCTGGTCGTAGTAGGCAGCGCGAGCCTCGGCGCGTTCGCGAGGCATGCGAGCCAGTACGAGGCCGCCGATGGTGATCTTGCCAGTCTTGTTGTCGGCCAACGATTTGACGGATCCAGGGTTCGACAACACCCGGTCACGTTCTTCGTAGGGAACAATCTGCCACTCATCTTCCAGGCGGTTTCGCAGGTTCGGGTCAGGGAGCCCAACTATGCTCTCGGACAGCCATCGGTAGACCCAGTCGGGACTCTCAATGGGAGTCGGCAGCGTAGAGGGGGGTTGATAGACGTAGCCGCGAGTTTGAGTCTCGCGAGATTCTGTGATCCGAGGTGCGCGCATATTCACGTTAGCCATTGTTCTTCTCCGATTGAAGTTGTTTCCAGTAGGCAACTGGAGAGATGCCTAACGCCTTTGCGACAGAGACCTGGGACGCAGTCAAAGTCATCTTTCCGTTCGAGGGGCGCGTACCGTTGGTGCGCGTGGCGCCGAGTACCGGCGATGCAGCCCTGCGGGCTGGAGCAGCGGGCGGCTGGCCGCTGGATTGTGCCGCGTCGGAAAATCTGTCCGGGAACGCCTTGCGGAGTTCCGCGTCAAGAGCATCGTAACATTTTTTTGTGCCCGGCTGGAAACCACGCTGGGCAAGAGAACCTTCCATGGCGACGGCGAATGCGCGCATGTCGGCATGTTCTTCGGTGGCGAACCACTCATTCGATTCCGCCCACTCCATCGTTTCAGCGTTGGGCTCGGCGACGGCGCCGGCATTGTAGTTGGTCGTGAAGTCCGGGACTTCCGGGATCGGCTGCGCAGTGGGGGCCCACCGCTCGATCTCGCTTTTCTCGGACGTCAGCTTGGCGATGGCGGCGTTGACGTCGGCTTCCTTCGCGGCGTCGTTCAGTTCCCGTGCCGTGACGAACTCGCCCTTGTTGGTGCGGATCTCGGCTTCACGGCGGGCTGCGGCTTCTCGCTGCCAGGCGGTCTGCGCTTTAAGTCGCTCGGCCTGTTCAAACTTCAACTGGGCGTGAGCGCGCTTGGCAAACTCAATGGCTTCGTTCTTCTCACGCTGCGTCTCGCCCAAGGCGCGGATGGCTTCGGACCGCTGGCGCGTTAGGCGGTTGATGGACTTGCGGATATTGGCGCTGGGCTCCTCTTCAGGAGTCAGCTTGGCGGGGTGTTGTTTTTCGCCATCCGGAGCGTCATCAATGATCTCTACTTCTTCCGCTTCTCCGCCGGTTTCTTCTTGTACTTCAATCGCTTCCAGTTCCTCCGGCATTACAGGTACCTCCGAACTACAACGCCATCAGGCACGATGCCCTTCACGTCATCGTCGAAGATGAACCGGTAGTCGTCTTCGGATCCGCCCACCTTCAACTTGCTCCCCACGTAGGAGCCGATGAACACGGTGTCGCCGACCTTGCACCGGGAACCGGTCGGGAACTTGTTTGGGTCACTGTAGGCCTCTGGACCCATGGCGAGGATGGTGCCAACTGGGTTGGCAAGTTTTTCCTCTGCGACGGTTGACTCAGGGAAGTGCATCCCGTTCTTTGAAGTTGGCACTTCGGCCATGCGGATCAATAGAAAGAACCCTGCCGGGGTGGGCAGGATCGGGTCAGTAGCAACCACTTCTGGTTGGATAATCATTCACGCTCCTATGCGACGGAATCTTGCGTCCCATCGATTTCATCCTGAGCCTTTAACTGCTCAAGGAAGACTTGCTCAGCCATCCGCAGGCCAAAGATCTCACCGCAGCACCTGGTGTACTGCTCAAAACTCGTGCATTGCCCGGTTCCAACGAAGTCGACTTTATCGTCGATGCTCTCGCGCAGTGCCTTGAGGTACTTCTGGGCGATACTCACGCTGTTCTCCAAACTCGGAACCGTTTCCCGGATGCTCTGACGTCGCCCTTGAATCCACATTTTTCCATGGCCTTTAGTGGCTCACGGTAGTCCTCGTCTTGCTTGGTCAGAAACGAGTCGCCAACGGCCATTGTCTTAACTACCTGATCCCATACAGCCATCCGCACTTCCACTGGAGGAGGCGGCAGTGGGACGTTCTTCTCAATAGGGTAGTCGGCTGGGTTCATCAGGCTCATTCTCCATCTGCTCAATGCGAGCCAGTATCTCGGCCACTTGGGCCTTCATCTTCTGGATTTCAGCTTCGTCCTTCGGCTTGTTGAGTTTCGCTTCCGCCAGGAACTGGGTGCCTCGGTCAAGAGCGGCCTCGGCGGCCATGCGCTCGGCCGAAGCGATACGCTCCCGCTCGGTCTTCGTCGTTTCCTGTAGGCGCATGAGTTCCAATTGCGCCTTGCTCTGGTCGGCCATCTTCTTTCGCTCGATCTCTGCGGCGCCCTGGCGAACCTCTTCCATCTGCATCTGGAACACTGGGTCGGCGGCTTGCTGCTGGGCCTTCTGCTGGGCGGCTTGCTGCTGGTCTTTCGCGAGTAGCCGGCGAGCGGCCTCCGCGACGGAGACAGAAAGATGAGTCTGGACGTCTTCAGGGATCTCCTGATCCAACCCGGGAAGCGGTACGCCCAACTCCTGCTCGATATCGTTCCGCCACTGGTAAGCGAAGTGTTCGGCTTTGGCCGCCTGCGCCGCGGCAAAGATCGCCGACGCCTGCGGGTTCTGGCCAAGCGCCGCCGCAGTCTGCGGGTCTTGCATCCAAGAATCGATGACCTGGATGTACGCCTTGTGGTCCTGCCACGGGAAGGCCTTGACCGGCTTCCCTGTGGTGATCGCCATGATTGTCGCCACTGGGTCCATCGGCTTGACGTTCGACTTGTCCGGAATGATGGAGTTGACGTCCTTGACGCCGGCGACCGTCAATACCTGCCGATGCAACACAGGCAGGTCGTAAATCTGAGGCGCCTGCTGTGAAAGCTGGACGGCCATCTGGTATTGCACCAGTCGCTGGCTCATCGTCGCGGCGTTCGGGTCGCTTACCGGGATGACATCAATGCGGCCATCGAAGTCAGACGCCAGTAGTTTACGGCTCTGTCCGCCGGCGTCGTACGGGTAATCGTCGACGAGCGATCCCTTGATGACGCGAACCAGGATCCGGAACTCCACGCGCATGGAAGCGTGGCAACGAGCCTGAATAGCGCTCATCACCTTCATCGCTTTTTCCATGGCGAGGAGCGTGGTTCCCACCGGCGCCTGCGAGCTCACATCGCCAATCTCGGCGTCGGCGATCGAGGCGAGGCGGCGTCCGTCCTCCACGATGATTCCAAGGAGTTGCAGTAGGACCGCGGACGGCTCCTTGTATGGGAACGCGAAGAATGAGTCGGAGAGTTTGCCCTGAGAGACGCTGACCTTTTTCCATTCACCTGGGCGGTGCGGTGAGTCGTCTCCCTTGACTCGTAGTCCGTTGGAGATGAACCCGCCAGGCAAGTTCGCGAGGATGCCGGCGTTGATCAGTTGGCGCTGGATGGAGGTGGCGGCGTAGGCCGATCCGCCGACGAGGTGGAGCAGGCCAAACCCGTACGGGCCGAATCCAGGAATGAAGTCGTAGGCGGCGTAGTGGAGGAGTTTCTTTTTGTTGGTATCGCCTTCGATCCAGTTCCGGCGGATAGCCAGCACGGTTCCTGATTCGTCGATCGTGACGACATAGGGTAGGCCGACACCATCTTCACTCTCGTGGCCGAGCAGGTCCATGACGCAATGCGACTCGTACAGCATGACGTCATCACGATCAATGACTGGCTCATCCTGCTGGGACAGCTTGTCGACTTCTTCCTGAAGACCGTTGTTGATCATCGGGGTGTCGTCAACGCGAACGTCACGGTAGACGCCGGCGGCCTGCAACTTGCGGAGTTCGTTCTTCGAGATCCGGATACGCTCGGTGTAGCGCTGCGCCGTCGACAGACTCGTGGCGCCGTACGGCAGGATGAAATCCTGGGCCGTGACGTAGCGCGCAGTCGGCTGCTTTAGGATCGGGTCTTCGTAAACTTTGCGGTACGCCGATCCGAAGATCGCCAGCCCGAACAGTAATTTCTCGGTTTCCGAGCGGTAGTCCTCGATCTTTTCCGTGAGGAGGTAGTTCAGGTACCCCTTCTCGCGATCGGACTGCTCCTGCTTTTCCTTGGTGATCTCGCCGACGATGCACGTCTTGACCGGGCCCTCGGCCGGAAAGATCTCCATGATGGCGTTGGACTGGAACCGGATAGCCGCCTCGGCGATGAGGGTATGCTGCAGGTCACAGGCGTTCGGCCACGGCTCGTTGACTACCTCTCGCTCGACACCGAGCAGTTTCAGTCGATCTTCGATGATGTCTTCCCACGGTTTGCGGGACTGGATGTCCGATTGAATGTCCTGCAGCAATTCGCTGCCGATCAGGTTCAACTGAGACGGATCGATGAACTCGGCCAGGTTAGAGTCATGCTCCTCAACTGGAGCATCTGGGCTTTCAACAACACCAATCTCAATAGATCCGTCTGCGAGCGTAGTAATGACGCCTTCCGGTGTCTCCTCCACGTTCATGACCGGCATGTCGCCGAGCTCTACGACTTCGTCGCCGATGCCTTCAAACGGATCTATTGGGTCTTGGTAGCGATCTGGCATTTATCCCTTGATGTCGAGCAACAGGCCGTCCGGATTGCCGGCGATACCCGGGATGCCGAAATACTTGCGGACAGCCAGCGCGACGTTGATGCACTTGTCGTCGCCCTCGTACTGGCCATCTCCCTCCACCTTCGGCCCTTCAAAGTACATGAAGAGGTGGATCTTCTTGTCGGTCGGGAAGCCGTCTGCCAACAGTTCGGCCACCGGTACGCCGTGAGCCGCGACCGTCTGCATCCCGCTCGGAATGGCGATGAGGCTGGGCGACGGCGGAGCAAACTGGCCGGCGATCAACTTGTCAACGTAGGGGATGAACGCCTTTCCCTGGTCGATGCTCGCGAGTTCGTTTGGGGTGATCGACGTGAACAGATTGGCGTATTTTTCCAGCGCATCAACGGACGGCGCGGATAGGATATCGGCGAAGATGTTCTTTTTCGGGGCGTCTTGAGGGGTGCTCATGAATTCAGCATATAACGAAAACTTATTCTGCGCTGGCTCTCAATAATATTTGCGCGCAACCGGCTCAGATTCTTCCTCATCCTCGTCGATCATTGTGGACGCGAACCCGCCCATCCGGAAGCGGAGGAGCGCCTGAGTCGCCGAATCGACGTAGTCATCATGCTCGCCGTTCGGGAATAGGGCGAACTCCTCCATCACGTCTTCTGCCCATGACCGCGGCGGGACGTAGACGAACCCACTGGCGAACAGATCCGAGATCGCATTGACGCGGGCCACCTTATCGCCGCTGCGGGACGTTGGGGTGTAGTCGCTGACAGGAATTCCGGCCTTCCGCATTTCGCTGATCAGCGGGAGCCCGGCCGCCTTCGCTTCGATGATGCAGATGTCAGGCTGATGTTTTTCGTATTGTTCTACTGCATACTTCTTGAGGTCTTGGAACTCACATTTCCAGCGTGCCGCCTCCAGCAAGATCAGCTTGTAGACGGTCTTCTCTTTCCCTTTGCGGTCCTTGGCACCCTCTTGGAACACTCCCCAGGTCGTGCAGGCCGAGTAGTCGCTTCTGGTTTTGGCGGTGTACGCGGTGTCCCACGACTGGATAATGAACTCGCAATCCGGCGGCTTCTTGTCGTGGTCGATCGCTCCCTTGAGTTCGAATCCGTTCTCTCCGATGGTGATCTTCTGCCCCCATATCCGCCAGAACTCACGCTTGATGATCGCCGACTCATCGGATTTCGGGTCCTGCATATACTGGGCGTTCCATTTCCAGGCAGGAAGCGTCTCCTTCAACTTCATCAACTCTTCGACCGACCACCGCTGCGGCCACAGAGACTGCATGACGGGCTGGCCCTCGGCATCGATGACCGGCTTATCGTCGTCGCCAGTCTTTTCCAGTAGCGCGGGGAGTTCTATGATCTCCCACTGGTCGCCCTTGGACCGCATCTTCATGTCGTCCATTAGGCGCCCGACGAGGTCGAAAGGGGCCCATCGCTGCATGACGATCAGGATGGCGGCGTTTGGCTCAAGCCGGCCGCGGATTGACGTGAACCAGTTGTAAACTTTTTCGAAGTCTTCTTTTGACGGCATCGTATTTGCCGATCCCTGGCCGACGATGCTCTGTTCCGAGTGGGGATCGTCGATGATCAGGAGGTTCGCGCCGCGTCCGACGACCGTGCCGCCGGCGCCGACCGAGAAGTAGATTCCGCCCTTGTTGGTTCTCCAATCACCCTTTGCCGACGAGTCAGCCGCGAGGAATACCCCAGGAAAAACCTTCTTGTAGTCCTCCGACGCGATCAGGTTCCGGATCTTGCCGCCAAACGTCTGCGCCAGCGACTTCACGTTCGACGCTTGGATGATCTGTTTTTCTGGATGCTTGCCTATCCACCACGCCGGGAACAGGTAGCTCAACCGCTCCGACTTACCGAAGCGCGGTGGCAGGCACACGATCGACCGAACCGGTTCACCGGCGTCGATGCGATGGAAGAGATTCGTCATCACCTCGAAGTGGGCACCGGGCAGATTACCGGGCCACATCTCGTCCACGAAGGCGTCGAAGTTCAGCCGGCACTTGTCGCGGACCCGGATCTCTTCCAGCCGCGCCAACTTCGCGAACACCTCGCGCCGCTTGTCGTCTGGCAGGCCCATCACCGCCGCCTCGAAGGCTTTGGCACCGATTCGTTCCCGAATCAGGCGGGCGATCTCGTCCATCTGCGCCATCGACTGCCGGGCGCGAGCGTCGGGGTCGATGGGTGCTTTTATTTTCCGGGGGCGTGCCACTATAAGCTATTGTAATCTTGAGAGGGGTTTGTATATGGCGACATCTGGGACGGCAGTGTGGAATCCGAATATCCTTGAGATCGTCGAGGAGGCCTACGAGCGCAATGGCATCGAGATGCGCACCGGCTACGAAATGGTCACCGCGCGCCGTAGCCTGAACTACCTCTTCTCCGAATGGGCCAACCGCGGAATCAACATGTGGACGCTGGAGCCAGACACGTTGACGTTGGTGGCAAATCAAACCACCCCGTACGACCTTCCGGCAGACACCGTCGACATCATGGACGCCTCTATTCGCACGAACTCTGGCAATTCCACCTCGCAAAACGACCTCACGATCACGCGGATTAGCTTCGACACCTACCAGACGCTGCCAAACAAGCTCTCCACCGGGCGCCCGACGCAATACATGATCCAGCGCACGGCGACTCCAAAGTTGTACCTGTGGTTGTGGGCCGATGGCACGCAGGACTACACCCTCTACTACTGGCGAATGCGCCGAATTCAGGACGCAGGGTCGAGCGCGGCGCTCACGGCCGATGTCCCGTTCAGGTTTCTCGCGGCTCTCACCAGCGGTCTGGCCTACCATATTGGAGCGAAACGTCGTAGGGATCCGCAGTTGTTGGCTGAGTTGAAAGCCCGTTACGACGAGGACTGGGAGCGCGCCACTAGCGAAGATTTTGAGCGTGCTTCTTGGATGATCGTGCCTTATCAGGGATTTAGCAGATGAGCACCTACGCATCAGGCCGGCGATCGAACGCGATCTGCGACATCTGCGGATTCCAGTGCCGATACACCGACCTGCGCGACCACATCACCAACCAGCAGCCAGACGGGCTTCGTGTTTGCCCAGACTGCTATGATGTCGATAACCCGCAATTGCAGGTGGGGCGACAGAACCTGTCGGACCCGCAGGCACTCTACAAACCGAGGCCAGACAGTCAGGAATACGTCGGTATGCGATCGTTTGCCGCCTACAACCCGGTCATCGGGCTCACCGCAAGGGTGACGATGGGACTGGTAACATTCGGAGGATAACCATGAAAAGCCGTACGACCAACACCCCCAAGGCGAACTGCCAAGTGAAGGCACCGAAGTCCGCGCCGTTGCCGATGAAAAAGGGCGGCATGACCAAAAAGAAAGGCTGCTAGACCGTGACGTATACGGAGCTCGTACAACTCACGCAGGATTACCTCCAAAATGATGAGGCGAGCTTCGTTGCGAACATCCCGCAGTTCGTCCAGCAAGCAGAGGCGCGGATCTTCAACCAGGTTCGCACTATCGACCAACGCAAGACGGTGACGGACACCGTGACTGGCGACACGATTACACCGCCAGAAGACTTTATTGAACCACTGTACCTGTCCGTTGGCGGGAACCTGCTTCGCCAGCGAGAGAAGAGTTTCCTGAAAACCGTCTACGGTGATACTCCCGGGACGCCGGAAAGCTATGCGCTCGACTACACAACGGAGTACAGCGGCGCCTCGACCATTCTCATCGGGCCGCCAACGGCAGCCGAGACTGCCTACGAATTGGCCTACGCCGGTCAGCCGTACAGCATCGTCGATCAGGAAGTCACATACCTGTCGCAGAATTTTCCAGAGTGCTTGCTAAACTTCACGTTGCTGGAAGGCTACATCTACATGAAGGCCACCGGCGGAGATGGCAGCTTAATGAAGATGTTCGAGGAACGGGCGAATCAGGCTCTCGTAGCGCTCCAGCGGTCTGCTGAAGGCTTGCAACTCAAAGACGAGTATCGCAATGTGCCTGAGAAAGTGGGGGCTCCAAGCTAATGGCTTTTACTGGCAGCGCAATCTGCACATCTTTCTACACTGATCTATTGAACGGGGTGTTCGACTTCTCCTCGGACACGTTTAGGATGGCGCTTTACACGTCATCGGCCACTCTTGACCAAAGCACAACGGTATACACCACGACGAATGAACTGCCGACCGCGCTGGGGTATACGCTTGGCGGAGAGATAATCACAGTTACGGTTACCGTGCTCCCCACGTCAAACGGATACCGAGTAGTTGCAGACTTTTCGGATGCGTCGTGGCCGGCGTCAACTTTCACCGCCCGCGGGGGGCTGATCTACGATGACACGGCCGCTGGAAACCCAGCAATTGCCGTGATCGACTTCGGCCAGGACAAGATTTGGCCTGGATCCAATCCAGTCGTGTTTCCGCCGGCGACGGCATACGCTGGATTCATCGTTTTCGAGACAGTGATTTCCACACCGGCGGTATCGTAACATGCCATCCACCTACACTCCAAATAACGGAATCACACTTCAGGCGACTGGTGAAAATAGCGGCACATGGGGGTCGCTGGCAAATAGTGGTTCTTTTTCGCTAATTGACACTTCCCTCGACGGAGCCGTGGCCGTTACTCTCACTGGATCTACCCACTCCCTTGCCATTACTGACGGGGCGGCCAGCGACGGCCGCAACCGCGTCTTGCTATTCACGGGAACTCCGGGCTCAAACTGCACGGTAACCGTCACCCCAAACGATGCTGAGAAGTGGTACTTCGTCTACAACGGGGTGACGGGTGGCTACTCTGTCACCATGGCTCAGGGTGGAGGTGCCGGAACTACGGTGACGGTTGCCAACGGGTACTGGGCGCTGGTGCGCCTCGATGGAACTGGATCGAACGCCAATGTTACCAGGCTACTGGATAGCTGGGAGGTGACAACGGCACTCAAGGCGGCAAGTGTCATTGCCTCGACGTACACGGCGTCCGCATCTGTATCTATCAAGCCCGGTTCCAACTCCACCACGGGTATCACTGCTCAGAACGTGGCCGGTACCGCGATCTTGACCGTTGACACGACAAACTCTCGGGTTGGCATCAATGCCACCCCAAACTACACACTCGAAGCATCGAGATCCACGGTTGGCACGAACGACGTCATTGATATTGCGGCGATTACCAGGCAGTCTTCCGGAACGGCGGCGGCCGGCCTTGGGGGGCGGTTGTCTTTCGTGAACCAGGACGCGGCTGGGAGCCTTATTGAGTCGAACAAGATTTCCTCGGTTTGGACCGACGCCTCGGCTGTGAACCGATATGCTCGCATGGACTTCTACGCCGGGATCAACAATACGAACCCGGTGGCCATGTGTATCGATCACCTGTCCCGTGTCGGCATCGGGACGACGGCTCCAGAGACATCTGCGTTGCTCGAACTCAATGGAACTACCGGTGCATTTATTTTGTCTCGCATGACCACTAGTCAGCGTGACCTTTTGACGCCAGTTAACGGCATGATGATTTACAATACCACCACCGCGAAGATCCAGGGATATCAAGGTGGGGCGTGGGTAGACGTGGCATAATGCTCCAGTCTCTCAAACTTCGGCCTGGCATTACCAAGGACACCACCGACCTGTCTAATAGTGGAGGGTGGTACGACTCCGATAAGTTTCGATTTCGTTTAGGGTATCCGGAGACTATTGGTGGATGGCAGAAGAAAACTGAGACTCCGTACTTAGGAGAAGCGCGCACTCTCCACCAGTGGACTACTCTTGACGGAACTAATTACACGGCCATCGGAACCAATCTAAAGCTGTACGTTGAGAGCGGCGGAAACCTGTACGACATCACTCCGATCAGACGCACGGTAACGCTTGGCGCTAATCCATTTCAAACCCAGTCTACATCGAATGGAAAGCTGACTGTAATCGATGTGGCAAACGAATCAGTGCTCAACGATTTCGTCACGTTCTCAGGTGCCACTGCGTTCGACAACTACACGACCGGCATGCTGAACGCCGAGTTCCAGATCATTGAAATATTGTCTGCCGATACCTACACGGTTGAGGTTACGGGCGTAACGTCAGCAACGGCCGGAGTCAGTGGTGGCGGAGCCGCTGTGGAAGCCGCATACCAAATCAACACTGGAGCGGATACGCAAACCCTTGGAAACGGCTGGGGAACAGGAAGCTGGGGGCGTGGGACGTGGGGAAGTGACAGTTCTTCCAGCGTCAGCACGGGGCAGATTCGCATCTGGTCCATCGACAACTTTGGAGAAGACTTGGTCGCGGCCTACCGCGGCGGAGCGATCTACGTTTGGGACGCCTCGGTTGGAACTGGGACACGGGCGCAGGAACTGTCTTCCATTGCCGGCGCGAACCAAGCGCCAACCGTTTGCCTTGGGATCATCGTCTCGGAAATTGATCGCCACTTGATTGCTTTCGGCGCCAATCCGAATGGGTCGACAGAGCAAGATTTGCTGCTTGTTCGGTGGTGTAACGCGGAAGACCTGCTGGAGTGGGAGGACTTGACCACTAACACTGCAGGCAGCCAGCGGATATCGTCTGGTTCTCAGATAATCGCGTGGACTCGCGTTCGGCAAGAAATTCCGATCTGGACAGATATCGGCCGAAACTCCATGGCCTTCACTGGCCCACCGTATGTATTTGGATTCAACTTGATGGCTGAAGGGATATCGGTCATTGGCCCAAACGCCATCGCCGAGGACAAGAACACCGTCTATTGGATGGACTACAATACATTCCGTTTTGACGACGGCAGCGTTGGAACCCTGCCTTGCCCTGTCCAGTCGTACGTGTTCAACAACATGAACTCGACGCAGCGATACAAGGTGTTCGCCGGGTCCAACAGTCGATACAACGAGATATGGTGGTTCTACCCGTCTGCCAACTCGGAAGAGAATGACAGCTATGTCGCCTTCAACTACATCGACAACGTGTGGTTCATCGGGACGCTGGAGCGGACGGCATGGTGGGATCCAGAATTCACCGGCTATCCGATTGCGGCCGGCGGCGGGTACCTGTGGTTCCATGAGTACGGCGTCAACGCCGATGGCGGTGCGATGGACTTCTATATTGAGGGGTCGGACCTTCAGATACTGGAAGGAGACAACTTCTGCTTCATCCCACGCATCATCCCGGACATCACGTTCACCGGGGCGAATGAGACGCCAGAGGTCACCTACAAGATCCTGCGGCGCAACTACCCTGGCGAGGACTTCACGACCGGGTACACGTCGACGGTTACCGTTGGAACCACTCAAAAGAACGTCCGAGTCCGCGGCCGGCAGTTTGCCTTGCGCGTTGAAGGTGGACAGCAGAATATGGGTATCAGGCTCGGGACCACTCGCGTGGACATTCAGCCGGATGGAGGGAAGACATGATGGCGTTACATGTGCTTCCAATAAACGACATCAGGCTACACGAGGAATCTGGCGAGACATGCCACTGCAACCCTCGCGTACAGAAAGATGAAAACGGGACTCTCGTAATCCACAACGCCTTTGATGGAAGGGAAATGTTTGAGAGTGGTGCAGACCTCCATGATGGGGCCCCACCGTCATGAACCTCAAACGTCCAATCTCTCCTCTCAAACTCCCATCTTTCGAGCCGACGCGAGAGAATGTCATGCGGATCGTTCAGGGTTATAATGAACTCGTAAACAACGTGTTCAACCCTGGAGACGTGGTTTGCTCATCCCTGCAGTTCATCGTCATAGCAGGGAGTGGATATGGCCTTCAAGTAGGCGGCGTTTATGGCGATGCAGACGGTTACTTGAGATTTGTACGGGAATCGGATGTATTCGCCCCGTCGTTCAAAGTCCGGGTGCATCTCGGGACTGTGACGTTCGGGCCATAAACGTGAGGTGAAATATGGCGGGCTTAAAGAGCTTGGCCTCGAAGATCGCTGACAAGGGGCGCCGTGGCGACTCGATGCTGATGCACATTCAGCCGGGTGAACTCGCGAAACTGGAAGCAATGCTGGGGCAGACGACGGTGAACCCGCAGACTGGGTTGCCGGAAGCGTTCAGTTGGAAGAAGCTACTGGCATCCATCGGCATGGTTGGGGCATCTCTCGCTTTCCCGGCGATCTCGCCGTTCTTGATTCCGGCCGCCATTGGTACTGGGATCTCCAGCGTGGTGCCAACCAAGAAAAAGGAAGACAAGCCTTCCGAGGCTGGCGAGTACATCGCGAAGCGAGACGCGGCTGAGGCGGCCAAGAACCCCGGCGTGCCGATCATCTCCGCCAACATCAATCCGTATATGTATCGCCCAGGTGGCAGAGAGCAGCAGTTGATCTCATACGGCGCTCCGCGGCCGATGTCGCAAGGGATCCAGTCGCTGATGGGGAACTTGGACGAATCTCCGCCCCGCTACGCCGGCGGCGGAATGATGGAGCCGGAAGAAGCGCAGGCTCGGCAAGTGCTGCAGAACGCCATGGCCGCGATGCAGGGAAACAGCCAAGACCCGCATGCTGACCTGTCGAAGTTCATCGAAACCTACGGCGAAGAGGCGTTCCAGAATCTCGCCGGCGGCGGTATGGTAAAGGGTCCCGGAGCTGGCCTGGACGACATGGTGAGCGCGCAACTGGGGAACCAGAAGGTGCTGCTGTCGAACGACGAGTTTGTCCTTCCGGCTGACGTCGTGAGTGGACTCGGGGATGGGAGCAGTGAAGCCGGCGCCAGAAAGTTGCACGCCATGATGCGCCGCGTTAGGCAGGAGCGAACCGGGACGAGCAAGCAGCCCGGGAAGATTAGTGACAAGGTGTTGCCGAGGTAACCATGGCTGAATCAGCTTCGACCGTATCGATCCAAGACATTCCAGAGTGGAAAAAGCCATACTGGCTAGCGCTGATGAACGCAGCCACCGGCATGGTGATGAAGCCGGAGTATCTGCAGCAGTACCCCGGCATGAATATTATGGGCGGGAAGGGTACCGCCGCGCCTCCGACTGGTGGCAATCCTACCACCCCAACCGATCAAATTCCAGTCGACCAGTACGCTGGCCAAAACTCGATCACTCCTCCACCGTCAACGTCCACCAACGGCTCGCAACTCGCGCGTGGCGCCGCGGCGATCGAGGAAGCGTTGCGCTCCAATCGGATCCAGTATGCCAGTGGTGGGACCGTCCGCTATGCCGCCGGCGGCAGCACTCGCCTTGCCGACGCGGCCAAAGCAATCGAGGAAGCGCTTCTGGCGAATGGTGCCGCACCGACCGGTTCTGACGTGTGGCTCAACCCTGGCGGTACTCCTTTCGGCGGGACATATAGAGGAGTGAACGTCAGCCCAACGCCGAACATCCCCACTCAGATCGGCACGGGAACGCAGAAGCCACCGACGCCGACTCCGCCGGCCGTGACTCCTCCGTCGACTGCTGGGCCCGGTGGAGTGATCGTTACTCCTCCGTCCGGGACGCTGACTCCTGGAAATCCAAACCCGGTAAAGCCTCCAACCACAGGCATCCAGATTCCTGGTGGACATCCGACTGCGCCTCCGCAAACGGGAAGCCAATTGATCCCTGGTCAGCCGTCTACACAGCCTGCTACTGCTCAGTTCCTCGGAAATAAACCAGCCAACTTTGCCGGGGCTGCACAGGCCGCCAATATGGGGTACAACCCCGCTCAGTACGCCGACGACGAGGTGGCTCAGAACCTCGCTCGAAATATGGGAGCGCAGGTCGCTTACACCAACACCGGTGGTCCGATCGGTCCTCCGTCGCAGGCCACGCTCTACAGCGGCGGCGAGGCATTCCAGAACGCTGGGCTCGTGAATGACGCTTACACTCGGTTCAAGGATGACCCGGGCCAATTGCAATTGCGGCTGTCTCAGATTCGCGATGAGATTCGTTCTCTTGGCGGAACTCCTGGGTTCAAGAAGGGAGGCGTTGTTCGGGCGGCGGCCGGGTACATGACTGGATCGAATCCTGAATCGAACAGCCTCTATAACCCGCCGACAGTGAATCCGTTCATGTCTGGATCTGGAGATGACAACCAGCCGGCACCGGCGGCCAATCCATTCGCTGGGAACACGGTAACCGGCGGGGCAGCGAAACCGACCAATAGCCAGTTTGGTCCAGTCGATACCAACACCGCATACAACCCTCCTACGGTCAATCCGTTCTTAGGCAATGGAATCAGTCCTATGACTCCGCCTACAATGCAGCCGGCCGTACAGCAGGTCTTCCCTCCCACGGCCGCTCCAAATCCGGTCCAACCGCAACCGGCTGTTCAGCAGGTAACCGCACCTCCGCCTGCTCCTAATCCGACCCCGATGCAACCTGCGGTGCAACAGGTTCTACCTCCTCCGGCAAGCTCTGTAACTGCGCCGGTGAACAAGTCCATCGAAGCGACGACCACGACGACGACCGGCACTACTGGTCTGCCGCAGTCGCTAACCCCGTCTTTCGATGCGCTGCAAGACTACATCGCCTTCGATGGGCCTCGTACTTTGGAGAACGGCGGTAATTTCGGGACATCGTATCAGCGACAGGCGGTGGATGCGTCTGGTAAACCGAGAGTTGACCCAGTGACCGGTGCTCCTGTGATGGAGTCGGTTCCCCAGATCAGTGACCTGTCCCGCAACGCTCTCTCTGGGTACAGCGCCATCCCTTCCGCATTCGATCAGTACGGGAATATCGAAGCCGGCCGGGACGCTCAAGGCAACGCGACCACCAACTACGGCATCGCCAACGACACCTTCAACTCCGCCGGCCAACTCGCTCTCGACGCCAGTCGCCGGTCTGGGGATGCCAGCTACGAGTCTCCTCTCACATCGACGTTCCAGAACACACTGAACGGGATCCGCAATGATCCGACTCGATTCATGGCTGGAGACATTTCTCTCGGCCAACTCACGGCCAGCCAACTGGACGCGCCGATGGGAGTGTCTCCGTCGCAGTTGACCTCCTACCAGATGGAGGGACCGCGGCTTCTGGATATGTCCAAGTCTAGTATCGATCCTACTTATATTGCAGGGCAGAATGTCGACAGGATCACCGCGGACTCAAACAGCGTTCGGGATGTGCAGGGAGGTCAAATCGGCACCGGGACATTCCTTGACCCGGGCGTAGCCGACGCCTACATGTCGCCTTACCAGAAAGCTGTGAACGACGTGCGGCGCCGCGATGCCGAGCAGGCGTACAGGGAACAGAACGCCACCAGGCAGGCGGCAGCGGTCCGTGCGGGCGCCTTTGGTGGGTCGCGACAGGCAGTGGCCGACTCGCTGGCCGAGAGGGATATGCTGAACCAGAAGGACCGCATCACGGCCGAAGGGCAGCAGGCAGCGTTCGAGAACGCTCAGGCGCAGTTTGAACGGGACCGCGCGGCGAAGATGGGGGCCGACACCTACAACGCCGACAGCCGGTTCAAGGGAGACATCGCGAATCAAGCCAAGGATCAGGGCGTCACGCTGGCCAACCTGCAGTCGTGGCTGCAATCCCAGAACCTCGGCGCCACGCTCGGGCAGAGCGCCAATATCGCGAACCAGAACGCATACATGGACGCGGCGACGAAGAACCAAGCCGTCAATCTGCAGGCCGAATTGGCCAATCAAGGCGTGCTTCAGGACGCGAACAAGACGAACCTCGGCGCGGCACTCGGAGTTCAGGAGTTAGGGGCGAATCAGGCTCTCGACGCTTCGAAGTCGAATCAGGCGGCCGGCCTTCGGGCTGGAGAGGCGAATCTCAACGCGGCCCAGCAGACGCAGCAACTCGCTCGCACGAGCGGGCTAACGGCGGCACAGGCAAACCAGCAAACTCGGCTCGCGCAGAACCAGGCGTTGCTTGATGCCGCGGCGCGCGAGGATCAACTCCAACAGCAGGCCGCGCAGGGTAACGTCACAAACCGCCTCAATGCCATGGGCCAGCAGACCAACTCAGCGCTGGCGGCGAACACGATCGGCCAGTCCCGCGCTGACCTGCAGCGTCTCGCTCAGGCCACCGAGTTCCAGCGGCTGCAGCAGCAGATGGGCGCCGGCGCCACTGTTGACGCCAGGACGCAGTCTGAGCTCGACATGGCCTACCAGGACTTCATCAACCAGCGGAACGACCCGTACCAGAAACTAAACTGGCTCTCCGGGATCTACAACAGCACGCCACAGGTCTACAATCAGGAACAGGTTCAGTTCAACCGGACGAACCCAGTTTCGCAGATAGGCGGGTTGGCGACCGCGGGCCTTGGTGCTGTCAGTTCGTACCTGAACAAGAAGAAGGGCGGCATGGTGCGAGCGCCTAAAGTGGTCAACATGAAGAAGCAGAAGGCTGGTAATTGGAGCGCGAAATGAACCTCGTCCAGCAAGCCGAACAGATCAAACTCATCCCCGACGCTGTCCTCGGACCGATGCAGCAGAACCCGACCGTCTTCCCGCCATTCCTCGTATTGGCGGAGATGCAACGCCGTGAGGCCATGCGTAACTCGTCTCGCGCCACCGGTGACCCCGTTCAGCAGAAGACCGTGGCCGAGGAGATGCGCGAGAAGTTCAACCCGGCGCCGCAGATGCAACAGCCAGCGCAGAACCCACAGCAGCAGATGGCGCAACCGATGCCGCAGGCTGGTATGCCGGGAGCGCCGTCGATGCGGCTGGCTGGGGGTGGACTGGCTTCTCTGCTTGAGCAGGCACCGCAGGGCAATGGCTTGGCTGGCTTATGGGGCAGCATGACGGGACTAGGCGGGATGCCACCGGTGGATCCGGCGCTTGCTAACCCGCAGTTTCCGGCCGCCGCGCCGTTTGGCTCGTATGCGGGAGAGCCTCCAGCGACTCAAGAGCAACTGGCGAAGAAATTCCCAACTCGATCACTGAAAGCAGTTAAAGAAGAGACTGACGGGCAACGTGCCCCGGATGGGCTGAAAGAATACGCCGATCTTCTTGCATCGCAGGAAAAAGACGCCAGAGGGAAAAAGCCAAAGATTGGCGAGATCCTGATGAACCTCGGTCTGGCAATGGCTGCTTCGAAGCGACCGGACTTCGCCGGAGCCGTTGGCGAAGGTGGGCTTGCCGCGCTGCACGGCTACAGCAAACAGCGCGATGCCAACCTGGAACGTGCCGACTCGCTCATGAAGCAGCGCATGGGCGTTGCAGAAGCAAGGCAGAGACGTGATGACCAAGCTGTTTCGGATGCTCGTTCCGTCTGGGCCCAAGAGCAGCACAACAACAACGCCAACATGCAGTCTCTTACTGCGACCGAGAGAGCGCAGTGGAAAGAGAAACAGGAAACTGAGCGCAACGACCGCACGCAAGACCGCTACGAGCGGAATCAAGATGCGCGCGATAAAGCGGCGGCCGCGCGGGATGACGTTCGGTTTAAGGCGACAGCGGATGAGAACCGTCAGGATCGTGACAGCCGAAATGCTATGTCTGACAAGCAGATCGCCGCGCAGTTGAGAGTCGCCGGAATGCGCCAGCGGGACGATGACAAGCAAAATCATGCCATGACGATTAACGCCACTGTCCAGCAAATCTCCGGGATTGAACGAGAAATCATCGAACTCCAGCGTGACGTGGCGAATGAAATGGACCCGACAATAAAAGCTGAGAAAGTTGGCAGGGTTGCTCAACTACGGAAGGCTAATGACGGTCTACGGATGCAATTAAACGAGGACATCGCACGGGCGCGAGGGGTAGAAGTCGCAGACCCTCCTCCTCGCCCACAACGGCAACAGCCAGCATCCGGAACTGCTCCAAAAATCAACGGCCTTCGTGGCCTTGTGAATCGATCTGACCTTTTCAGGTAGCCAATGGCAAAGCGAAAATTTTACCGCGGGTACGGCT